ATAGTGGGTAAGGTGATAGCATGGCTGAGAAAGATAGGATAACGGTCACGATTCTTGAAGACGGCGAGTGCGACGTGTTCATTGAGGGTGCTAATGCCAAGGTTCTATCTGTATACGGCGGCAACTTATCTGAAGATGAAAGCAATCTTCATCTGCGGTTATTGCCATTCGACAGTATCGTCCTGAACCTAGCAAAGGAGGGCTGATGGCTGAGAAAGAGATTGTATTCTCTAAAGCAGGTGACGACTGGGGAACTGTTACGCATGTGTTCCGCCCTGGTATGTCAGACACTAAGATAGACTTAGGCGAGTGTATGCCAGGATTCAACTACACGATTAAATACTACACTGCCCGCGAAAGGCGTTCTGTAGAGTTCGGAGAGAGGTGCTTGGACGATGACTGACTTTTCAATCGCAGACGCGATCAAGAACCGCGAGCAGCGTACTAGCGACGGCGGCTACCTAATACCTAACGAGGTGCTTGACGAACCGTGTTATATCCCCTTGTGGAGCAACTGGTTCGGATGCCTGCTGATGAGGTGGTTCAAGATACGCTCGCAGGAGACGAGTTTGCGCGAGATGTTCTTTGGAGATGAGAAAGATGACTGAGAAACACGCAGGCGGTAGACCGAGGAAGTACGAACTAGATCCGCGTAACGCGAGGACGCATCCTGCACGCAACATGGACGCAGTAGGCAAGTCGCTGAAGGACTTAGGCGCTGGCCGCTCCATCGTGGTAGACGCTGACGGTGTGGTGATAGGAGGTAACGCCGTATACACGAAGGCGCAAGAGCTTGGCATACCAGTCCGCGAGATCGAGACATCCGGTGAGGAGCTAATCGTTGTCCGACGCGTTGATCTGAAGACGGACGATCCACGGCGCAAGGCTCTCGCGTTGGCAGATAATCAGATCGGGACGCTTGGCGAGTGGGACGATGTTGTGCTTGAGGACTTGAAGGGCGAACTGCTTGGCGAGATAGACTTTGACGTGATGGGATTCGATGATGTCAAGGCATGGGAGCCGAAGGAGGATGGGCAAGATCTGTCTGATGGCGTAGAGACAGAGAACAAATGCCCGTCGTGTGGATATGAGTGGTAAGCCTACAGTAGTTTCAACCTTTGCAGGCTGCGGCGGTTCAAGCCTAGGTTACAAGTGGGCTGGATTCCGTGAGTTGTTAGCTATCGACTTCGAGCCTCACGCCGTCGAGACGTTCAAGTTGAACTTTCCAGACGTTGATGTGTGGCAAGCTGACATCCGCAAGGTATCGGCTGAGAGCATCCTTGAACGATGCGGCATAGAGAAAGGCGTTCTTGATGTCTTAGACGGCTCACCTCCTTGTCAGGGCTTCTCAACGGCTGGTAAGCGGCAAGTGTCTGACGCGCGGAACGATCTGGCGTGGGAGTTCATCCGATTGATTGAAGGACTTCATCCGCGTGCGTTCGTGATGGAGAACGTGTCAGGCATGGCTAAGGGTGGAATGCGCGGACGGTTCAACGAGATCCTAGCAGGATTGAAGGCGACTGGTTATCACGTAGAAGTTAAGAAGCTGAATGCGATGTACTACGGCGTGCCTCAGAGCCGCGAGCGAATCATCTTCATCGGTATGAGAGATGGGCAAGAGATTGAGTGGCCGGCGCACTCGAATGAGAAGCCTATTACCGTGCGAGAGGCATTGCAGGGATGCAAAGATATTGATGCCCCTCCATTACCAGGCTGGTTAGTTGAAGCCGCTCACTTAATGGAAGCTGGAAATTACTCAGGGACTAATGCAGAGAAGGCTTTTATTAAGGTGCGAGGGAAGAGAACTGGTTCGATGAATACGAAACTGCTATCGTGGAATCGTGAATCTTGCACGCTAATGAAGAGTGAGATAGCCGCGACGGGAATCATTCATCCATCGAAGAAGAGATACCTTAGCATTGGAGAGATGAAGAGATTAACGTCATTCACTGATGAGTTCATTCTTGAGGGAAATCGTTCACAGCAAATTGCACGACTCGGCAACGCAGTCCCTCCGAAGATGATGCAGGCTATAGCTGAGTGTGTGAGGGTGGTGCTCGATGGCTAATAAACCAACAGGTAATCCCAACGGACGCCCGACGAAGTACGACGCCAAGATAACTCCAGGAATCGTGCGGAAACTAGCTGAGGCTGGAATGACTGACGAGGACATGGCTGATGTGCTAGAGATAGGCATTCGCACGCTATACGACTGGAAGGAAGCGCATCCTGAGTTCTCGCAGGCCATAGCTGATGGCAAGGCTAACCCTATCAAGGACGTAGAGGACGCGCTGCTACGTCTGTCCAAGGGCTACACATACGAGGAAGGCGGACAGAAGAAGGTCAAGCATCCAGACGTGAGAGCGATCCAGTTCTACCTGAAGAACGTGGCTGGCGATAAGTGGAAGGAGAAGAGCGAGGTAGACCAGAAGACGAGCATGACGTTTAGCTTTGACAAGGCTAGAGCGCCTGAGGAGCAGGACGACTAGGAGGTGATTGCTATGCCACAGATACCAGATGAACTCATCAGTACGGGCAGCTTGCCACAACCGGGGGCCGCATCCGGCACAACACGCGATTTCCAGACAGCCGTATCCATGCGATAAAATGCGGCCGAGCACGCTTATAGAGTACCGAGGAGGGCAAGTGAGCTTACCAACTATCAAGCGAGACCCTGAACTACGCAGCAAGAAGTGGTGCTTTTGTGGCGGTCATAGCGCGAATGATCGTAAGAAGTGCAAACACCATCATTCGACGTGGATGCGTTTGACTCACAGGCTATGCAGGGAGTTCAAGCGAAGTATGGAGGCTTAATGCCCCAACCCCTATTCGACGCCAAGCTAACATCAGATGACGGCACGATGATGCTGTTCATCCGTGGTCCGTATGAAGTACCGGACGGACTAGGCTTCGAGATGAAGATGTTCCCGGTGACTGAGATGGGCAAGTGGGCGCGGATATGGATGAGCGAGGAGGTTGAGGATGAAGACTGACGCGATTAGACGTTTGATTAAGGCTTGCGAGATATTGGAGAACACGATAAGCGGTGTTCTTTGCGATGAAGGTATCGAGGATAAGGCCGCGATAGATGAAGCGAAGGCCGAACTCTCGGCCCTAGAAACCGCGCTGGCATGGCACGGACCGGACGGGTTGCTGGCTGAGATTGCGGAGAAAGATAAAGTATGGCCATTCGCTACCGCGTTGATGGATGTGTTGGATTGTCCTCGTGACACGATGCGAGAGTGGTATCTCGTCGCAGGCGCACGCGCCACATCAACCCAACTAGCCGCCGCGTTGTGTAAGGCGACCGAGGAGGCCGATGGAACAACCTAAGCCCTTCACCATCAACCCCAAGCAGTACGAAGCCCTTGACCTCATGAAGAGCGAGGCGACGCACATCCTCCTGTACGGCGGCGCTAGATCATCCAAGACGTTCATCATACTCATGAACCTCATCGACCGTGCGTTGGCTGCAACATCACGCCACCTCATCCTGCGTCAACACTTCAACCACGTAAAGACATCCATCTGGCTTGACACACTGCCTGACGTATTCAGCTTGGCGTTCAGAGATGACGCTGGCGATCAGATGCCATTCTACAAGAACGACTCAGACTTCTACGTGCGATTCGATAACGGCTCGGAGATCTGGATAGGCGGACTAGATGAGAAGGAACGCTCTGAGAAGATCCTTGGTACCGAGTACAGTTCGATCTTCTTCAACGAATGCTCACAGCTATCCTACGGCTCGGTAGAGACTGCGCTTTCTAGGTTGGCTGAGAAGTCAGGCGTCATCAACCGTTGCTACTATGACGAGAACACGCCGCATAAGCAGCACTGGTCTCACCGTCTGTTCATCGAGAAGATTGACCCAGTAGAGAGGACGCCACTAGCAGATCCCGATAGCTACGCGGCTATGCTGATGAACCCGGCAGATAACATCGACAACATCGACCCGAAGTTCATGAAGATCCTCAACGGGCTGTCAAAGCGTAAGCGTGATAGGTTCCTACTTGGGCTGTGGCAGGATGATGATGATAGGGCACTGTGGAAGTACGATAACATCCTACGCTCAACTGAGGCGTTCGACTATGATAGGATCGTGGTGGCTATCGACCCTGCGGTTACCAACACCGAGCAATCTGACCAGACAGGCATCATCGTAGCAGGCAAGCTCGGTAATCAGTTCCATGTCCTTGACGACGTAAGCGGCAACTACTCGCCGAAGGAATGGGCGAACAAGGCAGTGTCGGCCTACTTCCATTGGCACGCTGACCGTATCATCGGCGAGGTGAACAACGGCGGCGACATGATCGAGAACACCATCCGACAGGTGAACGCCAGTGTGAGCTACAAGGAAGTGAGAGCCACCAGAGGTAAGGTACTGAGGGCTGAGCCTATCGCAGCACTGTATGAGCAGGGACGTGGCTTCCATCACGGTTCATTCCACGAGCTAGAGGATCAGATGACGACGCCTTTGGATGAGCTAGAGCATGATGATAGAATCGACGCGATGGTGTGGGCGGCAACTGAGCTGATGCTAGGCGAGGAAGGCCACGGCGCTTTCTTCGTTGATCTGTAGGAGGTAGAGATGACAGAGACAGGAATCCTATTGACGGAAGACATGGCTGCCGTTGTTGTACACGGGGCCAGCGTGTGCTTCAGTGAAGGGCTGGGATCAGACGATTACAAGTCCGAGGCGCGGCTTATGACAGACATTGCATCCGCGTTCCCTTTTCTGAAAGAAGGATGTAGCTGGCTCCCGTGGGAATCGTGGGAAGAGGGCGAATAGTGCCAATCAAACAATACCCCATAGTCTCGCTCGCAGACATGATCGCTGAGTTCGACCTGAGAGAGCCGAAACCAGGCAGAGAGACATCGGCGTTCATCAAGCGTTGGAGACAGAAGGAACTGTCCTTGAAGCACAATGGGTCGGTGCATTTGTCTATCGCTGTGCACGACATCAACCCGGAAGAGATCGAGTCGATCAGATCGACGAAGAAGGTTAGGGACGCTGAGCGGTATGGGAATAACATGTTCGTTGAGGTGTAGGATGCTATTACTATGGAGACTGCGGCGTGGACGCGCCACGCAGAGGAGCGAATGTGTTTATAAGGGGAAGCTCGAACGTTTTCCAGAGTGACCTTCCGGGTAACCGGGGACATTCACAGCAACGACGTTGGTGCCAAGGCTGATCTGTTATGAGTGAAGCCGCAGATTACTGCCCTACGTTGTTGGCCTATACTCGGCTGGGGAGTTGGATCAGCCAGCCTCCGAACTATACATAGTGTCAGTTTACATCGTCAGGAAAACATACTGGCAAGCAATCTATATAGTTTCCCAATCAATCAGTAGCAACCCCTCTTGTATATAAACGCCACACGTGTTAGTATCTCTCCGATAGGCACGACAACCGGACTGTGCTTATCGAGGGGAGTTAATGGGACGTTTGCGCAATGCCGTCCTAGACTGGGCAGTAGATGGTCCTCGGGCCGCTATTGCCAATTTGCTTTCTACACGCGCTAGATCTCCTCAGACAACTTCCTCCATGCAATACGGCGTTGAGAAGTGGACGGATTGGAATACGAAGAAGGCCGTCATTGAAGGATATGAGTCGCACTGGCTCGTTTCCCGGCTGATCCAACTCAGAGCTGATGCGCAAGTTTCCATCCCGATCATCGCTAAAGACATATCCACCAAAGACGCGACCTCAGATACACATCCAGCGTCAAAGATGATTTACAGCCCCAATCCTAAGATCTCAATGGACGATCTGAAGTTCAGGGTAGAGCTATTCCTATGCTTAGCCGGTGACGCCTATTGGTACATCAACCAGCTAGGCGACAGCGTAAGGTTGGACCCGCTACGATCAGATCGTGTGAGCATCAAGGTTCTAAGGGCGCGTGATAGTGATGACGGGGTAGAGAAACATATATACCTCTACACGATCCCAGGCAACAAGCCAGTTCCATTTGCTGAAGACGAGATAGTCCACTTCAAGAACTACAGCCCGTCGAGCGACTTATTCGGGCAGCCTGTATTGAGGGCGAATGCCAAGCTGGTAGACACGGGCAATGCGATAACTGACTTCCAGTATCACTCGATGATAAATGGCATGTGGCCTAGTGGGACTATAAGCACGGGCATGTTGGAAAAGACTCAGTATGATCGGCTAATGGCGCAGATGAAGGAGTTCAAGGAAGGGCCAGCGAATGCACGTAAAGCGATAGTTATCGAGGACGGGCGCGGGTTTGTTCCTGCTACCCCGACGCCTGCTGAGATGGACTTCATGGGCGGATCGAACCTGACGAACCAGGAGCTATGCACTGGCTTCGGCGTGTTCGCAGAGTCAACTGGATTAGTACCAGCCAAATTCGAGAACATGAGGGCGTCTGAGGTTGCGACTTACAACGCGACGTACATTCCGTCGGTCAAGAAATTCGTGGCTACGTTGAACATCCAACTTGCGCCTCACTTCGATGGCATCTATTTCGATTACGATCTGTCAGGTACGCCGCCGATGGTCGATAAGCGCAAAGCGAACGCCGAAGAAGGGAAGAAGTATTTCGACATGGGCATCTCTACCAGGGCGATCAACGAACGATTAAGCCTCGGGTTTGATGAGAAAGACTGTCCAGAGGACGGATACATATCAGTGAAGTTGCTTCCTGTTGACGCGGCGCGGGACACGGTTGACGAAGGGCGGGCATATACAGCCGTAGAGATGATGCGCTTACCTCGTGAGAAGAGGGCACGCATTCTTGAGAGGTCGGCAGATAGCGCAGTATTAGATTTGCACTATCGGGCAACGGACAGAAAGCGGCTTGGATGGGAGCGCGGTGTTGCACAGAAGGTTAGTTCTCTGTTTACGGCAGAGTCGTCAGCGGTGGTCAAAGCTATCACAAACGGACATACAGATACTGACGCGGCTATTGAATCCCAGCGCGGCGCGTGGGTGAAGACCTTCACTGCCGTATACAGAGCAGTCATAGAGGACTTCGGCGAAGAGACGTTTGACGAGTTGGTTCCAAGGACGATTGATATGAGTGCAGTGATTTCCTCACCTTCCGACGTGTCGGGAGAAAGGATCTCAGATAGGGGGGTCCTACTGCACTCAGAAAAGCGCGACTTCGATCCGTGGTCAGAGGAGATTGAGAAGTACGTCAACGCTCACGCCGCTGCCGAGGTGAAGCTGATACAGGACACGACGAAGAAGGCCATCCGTGCGATCGTGCTCAAGGGGATCAAGGATGGCGATAGCAGTGTCAAGATAGCACGCAGCATCAAAGAGGTGTTTAAGGATTGGGAAGGCGGCACGGACACCTATCGCGCAATGATGATCGCACGTACTGAGGTGCATCAAGCGGCTGGGACGGCGATGCACGAGTCTGCGCGGCAATCAGGCGTTGCGAAACAGAAGGCATGGCTGGACGCGGGCGACGATCGGGTGAGGACGGCGCACGTGAATAACACGGGGCAGGGATGGATTCCATTCGGAGATACGTTCTCAGACGGTGCGGATTATCCGGGTGATGGGACGAACGACGTGAATTGCAGATGCGTGGGAATGTACAAGGGGTAGGTGACGGGATGCACTATCTGAATCTGCAAGAGGGGAAACGACGTGCTGGCATCCTGGCGAGATTGACTGATCGCCGAATGGCAGGGTTCAGCTTTCTGTATGAGGGTTCAAAGACTGAACAGCTTTGGGTGCGCACTCGGAAGCTATGTAGCTGTGCTATGTGTGGCAATCCTCGCAGACACTTCAAGGGTAAAGACAGGTTGACGTTGGCTGATAAGCGACAGAATGACGCGGCGAGAGATGCGTTGCAATGTATAAGGGATAGGTGAGCGGTATGGACCATCAGCATTATTCAATAAGGGATTCAGGGCACAGGGGATACCTGTTTGACGCCGATTTCGACATTGCCGACGTGATGAAGATCGTCATTACCACACCGGCAACGGGCTCGTATTGGTTGGCAGAGGATGTGTCATCTGCTTCTATATCCAATGTGCTGATTACAGAGGGCGTGACGATCGGGGCTGCGGGCACTGCGCTTACGTTGTTCGGGCGCATCCGTCAGGGTAGCTATCCAGATGAGTACGCTGTGGCTGCTGAGTATGACGGCACTTACACAGGCGGCACAGAGATTCTTCAGAGGGCAGAGATGCGCGGCGAGCCGGGAAATCACTTCCTGTTGAAACCATCAACATCATATCAAATCACGGTTACGAGCAAGGCAGACAGTAACTATGCCTCGGTCATCGTGTGGGTGTGGGAGTCTTAAGGGGTGAGCCATGACCAATCCAGAAAGATCGTTTGAGGTGCGGACGGTAGAAGACGGCGAGCCTGGGAGCTTCGAGGGCTACGCTTCAGTGTTTGGAGTGGTCGATTCTCACGGCACGGTATTTGACAGGGGTGCGTTCACGAAGACGATAAAGGAGCGCGGAGGATGGCTCCCGATTGTCTGGATGCACAAGCCTGACGTACCGATTGGACGCGCTTTAGTTACTGAAGACGATATAGGAATGAGGGTTCAAGGCCAGCTCGACCTTGATGTACAGAAAGGCGCTGAGGTGCATAGCGGGATGAAGAAGGGATACATCACTGTGATGTCCCACTCATTCGGCAAGATCCCAGACAAGATCAAGATTGTAAAGACAGACGGTGTGGATGTTCCTCATTTTCGCGAGGTGAAATCCTTCGAGGTTTCACCCGTAACGGCGAACTTCGCATCAGCAAGCGAAGCAACGATTGACATGACTAGCGTGAGAACTGAAGCGCCACAGGAACCGATGGTGATTCCCGATGGCATGAGAACGCAGATGGATCGAATAGACGCACTCCTTGAGCCGTCCAACGACACTCGAACGGAGCCGCAAGGCAAGCCGGGAAACCACTTGCAGGGCATCCAGACGCAGGTAGAAAGAATATCTAGGTTGAGGAGTGATTAAGATGGCAGAGAACGACGAGAGAACAGATCAGGAGAAGGCACTTGAGCGCGTAGAAGTGCAGCTCAAGGGTGTCGCCGATGTGCTTGAAGGCGTGCCTGAGACAGTGAAAGAGGAAGTCGAGCGGCGCGTCAAAGAGATTACCGGCGACGCTACAGCACATTACGAAGAGATGGAAGAGAAGCTGACTGAAGCCGACGAACGCTTGACGGCTGCGATTCAGGAACAGCGAGCGCCCGGAGTAGTTGCGACCGAAGAGTGCGAGGAAGACTACGGCTATGGCAACGAGCCCGGCGGCTTTGACGAGATGATTGCTGAGGTACGTTCGTGCGGTGCAGGCGGCATGGGAACGCCTGAGCGTCTACTTAAGATGCACAAGGGCGAGATTGAGCGACGTGGGCTGAGCACTCTGACTGGTATTGGCGGCGGCTTCTGGATGCGCCCGCAGTACACGGATGAACTGCTACAGATTCCAGCCGATCAGCAGTATATGTCTTCGATGATTCGCAACCTTCCTGCGACCGACCCACCGAATTCAGAGTTCACGTTCAACGCATTCGATCAGTCTGGAGCTAAGGGCATCTATGGCGGCGTTGCTGTCTATTCGTCCTCAGAGCTTGCAACCCTGTCCGAGACGGACTATCCAACCCTGATGACGGTCACATTCAAGCCTGAGAAGACGGGTGTATTCTGGCTTGTCTCAGAAGAGTCACAGGCGAATACGCCACAGATGGGCGCGATGATGCAGCCTCTTCTTAACGGCGCAATCCTTTCGCAGCGTGATGACAAGATTCAGACGGGTACTGGCGCAGGCGAGTTCAAGGGATTTGCTTCAAGCCCTGCGATGCTCTCCATTGCTCGTAGTGTAGCCGATCAGGTCAACTACATCGACCTTGTGAACATGATTGCAAGACAGATGACAAATGGTGGAGGCAAGTTCGTATGGCTGTGCCAGCGAGTTACCATGCTTCCTCAGCTCATGACCATCACTAATGGCGATGGGACTATCATGTGGGCGCAGAATGCCCGTGACGGTGTCCCTTCTCCTACCTTGATGGGTATTCCGATCTTCTTCAACGAGATCAGTCCGACGCTTGGAACGCAAGGCGACCTCCGTTTGGTCAACCTTGACTACTACATGCGAAAACCTGGAATGGGCGCAACGCTGAAGAGCGACATGGGCATCCTCGGATTCAAGAAGGGTGAAGAGACGTTGAAAATCACCTACTACGATGACGCAAAGCCGTGGATCACTTCACCGCTTACGTTGAGAGATGGCGTTAACACTGTCAGCCCGTTCATCGAACTGACAGACGCATAGAGAGAAGTCAATCCCTAACGGGAGAGGAGAACTAATATGCACATGATTAGAGAAGGTGTGAAAGTAGACGCGGGGATCAAGCCGCAAATGGGCGGAACGAGCATCAACGGTGAATACTTCCGAATGGACACGTTCGCTAAGGCGAAGTTTACGGCGATAGTTTACGGGCAGACCGCAGGCCAAGAATTAACACTCAAGGTCTATGAGGCCCTGAATGCGGCGGGGGGGACTCCGTTGCAGCTTGGGGACACGATCACGATGGCACAGGGCATCAAGGTGGCTCTGGCTATGGTGTCTCCGACATCCACTACTGAAGGCCGGACGCTTGTCCTCACGCCGTACTACTTCAATGGTGAGGGCACATTGACGGCGGGGACCGCGTTGACGTATACGGCTGCTGATGCGACAAGCATTCCGAATCGCCAGTTCATCAATACCAATGACGACGCTGCGGCGACTGCGCTGGCTGCGTGCATCAATGATGCAACTTATGGCGTTCCTGGTATGCTGGCAACCGTGTCGGGTGGCAATGACGTAACCCTTTCTTGCACCGAACCCGGCGGCGGCGATCGTCAGGTTACTTGTGAGAAGAACGGAACGGGAGCATTCACCATCACTGAGTCCAACGCAGAGTTGGTTGTGGTGGATCTTATCCAGATGGCGGACTTCGAGGTCTACGTCCAGGACTTAACTCGTGACAGCGATTACACGCATATCCAAGCGCGGCTTGCTGAGATTGAGACGAATGCTGCGACGTGCGTGGTGCTGGAACGTGCGATGGAAGGATACGGACCAGTCGGGCAGTGTGCGGCTTACACCGATACTTCGGCCGCGGCATAGGGGGAGACATGGTTGATAGACTAAGACGTCACAACATGCGTGATCCTGGGACTGCGTGCTCATACGCTCCAGGTGACGGCAAGCTCTCTGAGCTAATCGAATACACGGATGTCATTGGTGGCACGGGGACGGTAGTAGTTGGGACCATCCCCGCAGACGCGACGTTCCTCGGATGCAGCGTGTGGGTTGTGACAGCCTTTAACGCCGGTGCAGATGACGCGCTGATCGTTGGTACTCCTACTGTCACAAACTACTTCATAGCGGACGGGCATCCGACGAACGCAGACAGCGAAACGACTGAAACCACAATCATTGACTATACGCCGACTTCTGATGTTGTTATATCGGCAACCTACACACATACGGGCGCTGTGCCTACCACGGGCAAAGCTCGCGTCACTGTGTATTACGAGAGACCACTCTAGGAGGGTGACATGAAGAAACTACTTGTACTAAGTCTCGTCCTCCTCATGGGAGTTACTGGATTTGCAAAGACGAACTACTTCGATGACATCTGGGTTGGTGGCGATGTAACGGTTGAGGGAACGGTGACGTTTACTGACTTGGACGTTGTTGGGAACTTCACAGCAGACGGGGCCGTTCACTCGATTGATGGTAGCACGTCTATCGCCCTCATCACGGCGGCGTTGAATATCACTGGCGATAGCTTTACCACAGGTGACACGACCCAGACTGGATCGTTTACCGCTACTGGTACGATAACCGCCGATACCTTCACTGATGGAACTGTTTCTCTTTCATCTGGTACGTTCTCAGGTATTTCCGATCTTGGATCAGTAACTACCTGCGACATCAACGGTGGAACGATAACCGGGATCACAGATCTTGC